AAATGTTAAACCTTGGCTTAATTGATGTTGAACAAGCTCAGCAGATGGAACAGCTAACACCTAATGGATCAGGAGATACTGCAAATGTTGCACTTAACGTTTAATAACTCAATCGAGGCGGCAGATACAGAACGCCGCATGATCTCAGGCAAGATTGCGCCATACGGCGAGGTTGGCTATACATCCGCTGGCCCTGTTGTTTTTGAACGCGGATCTATTTCAATTCCAGATGTAACTAAAATTAAATTACTAATGCAGCATGACAGCACAAAGCCAGTAGGTCGCGCTACATATTCCAGCGATGATGAAAGTGGCATGTATGCATCGTTTAAGATTTCAAGTAGCAGCCGGGGACAGGATGCACTTGTACTAGCTCAGGAAAACCTTGTATCTGGTTTATCCGTTGGTGTGGATGTTTCCGCATCAAAGCAGATGAAAGGCTACCTGTTAGTTACCGCTGCAGTCCTAAAAGAAGTAAGCCTAGTAGAGTCGGCTGCTTTTGATTCAGCGGCCGTAACTGATATTGCAGCTGCTAAAGCTGCACTAGAAGCAGCAAGTACCAAAACCACAATCATCCATACAGAGATGATTGAAACCGAAACCGAAACCGAAAGCGAGGCAGCTGTGACTACAGCCCCTATTGATACACCGGATGTACCGGCAGAAAAACCAGTCGAGGCTGCACCAGTTCAAGCAGCTCGCCCAATTATTCGCCCATCCGTATTAGACAGCCAGACAGTCCGTACACCAATTACATCTATGGGTAAGTACACAGAGCATAAAATCAAAGCCGCTATGGGTAACCAAGATTCAATGCTTTATGTAACAGCTGCAGATGATTCTTTCAGCACTAACCCAGGCTTTAACCCAACACAGTACCTAAGCGAGTTTGTTACTAACACACGTTTTGGTACACCTACTATCGATGCATGTAGCCAAGGCGTTTTGCCACCTACAGGTATGACAATCAACGTGCCTTCACTTGTGACATCTGCAGGCGGCGGTACAGGCGTAGCACCTGTTGTAACAGTCGAAGCAGAAGCAGGCGCAGTACAAAATACAGGCATGGAAAGCCCATTTCTTTCTGGAACTGTATCTAAGTACAGTGGCATGAATACGCTATCCGTAGAATTGTTAGAAAGAGCTGGATACCCTGGCTTTTATGACGAGCTTACACAGCAACTACAAAATGCTTATTTAACAGCTATCGATACAGCCGCACTAGTAGCACTACAAGCTGCTGGAACTGCTGCCACACCTACAACAGCAGATAGTGCTGGCATTATTTCTTACTCATCAGAGGCAGCAGCTTTTATTTATAAAAGCACTGGTTACTTTGCGCAAAATTACATTGGAAACCCTTCACAGTACCAGGCACTATTAGGTGCTGTGGATACAACTGGCCGCCCAATTTATAACGCAATTCAACCAATGAACGCAGCAGGCCAGGTTGCACCTTCATCAATTCGCGGTAACGTATTAGGTCTAGATCTATATGTAGATAAGAACTTTACTGCAACTACTTTTGACGATAACTCAGCAGTAATCCTTGCACCTGAGGCATTTACTGTTTATCGCAGCCCACAGGCTTTCATGTCTGTAAATGTAGTTTCTAACCTGCAGGTTCAGGTTGCTATCTACGGCTTTATGGCCACTATTGCAAAAATGCCTAATGGCATTGTCAAATACCAGAAGGCATAACTAATAACCCTAATAGTCGGTAGGGCATTAGCCCTTTGCCCTACCGACCCTAACTAAGTAAGGAGTACCGAGATGCCAGCAAGTTATGTCACCGTAGCCGAACTGCGTACCAATCTTGGTATCGGTACTCTTTACTCAGATAGTACGGTCGAGGAGTGCTGCCAAGCCGCGCAAGATCAAATTAACAGTTTCCTTTGGTTTGATTCTGCGCCAGTCGTGGGGACTGCATTGGTAAGCAACGTTGCCACCGTAATGATCGCTAACCCCGGCATATTTACTGCCACGGAATCGGTAACTATTGCCGGGGCTGGATCAACCTTTAACGGCACTTACACAATTACAGGCACTATCCCATTTTCAACAGGTACAGGTAATATTTTGCCTGCCTTTAATCTGCAGCTAAACTATTTCCAATACCCACAGGGTTATAGTTTCATCCAGTATGCCAAGGTTGCAGCTAATCAAAATTTCCGCCGTGTATTGCCTTATGGCACAGCCACAGGCGAGGATACAAAAACTGCTACCTACGTTAATACAGCAAGCGTTAGAGAAGCTGCGATGATCTTGGCCGTGGACATCTGGCAGGCTCGCCAGGTATCTCAAACAGGCGGCGTAGGACTAGATGGCTTTAGCCCATCCCCTTACCGCATGGGCAACAGCATGATAGGCAAAATTAGAGGCCTGCTAGCCCCGTACATGAACCCGAATAGCATGGTGGGGTAAATGCCTACCGCTGCCATTACCACGCTGCGTAGCACCATCGCAACGGCTTTAACCAATAACGGAGTTTGGTCGGTTTTCGCATATCCACCTGCAACCATCTTGGCTAACAGCTGCGTAGTAATCCCAGCAGACCCATATCTAACGCCAAGCAATAATAGTTATATAACTATCTCGCCTATGGCTAATTTTAAGATTCTGCTAACCGTGCCAATGTTCGATAACCAGGGCAACCTGCAGGGCATCGAGGATTTTATCGTTGCAGCCTATACAAAACTAGCTGCATCAAATCTTGTATTTAATATAACCAGCGTTAGCGCGCCTGGCGTATTAAATGCTGATAGCGGTGACTTGCTTACTGCCGAATTTAATATATCCATACTAACGAGCTGGAGTTAAACCATGTCATACACAGATGAAGATATTGCCTTCTTAATTAAGATCGGGCAGATCGAAGCACCACCAGTAAAAGAAACAAAAACCAAAGCACCCGTAACCGAGCAGATCGAGGAATAAACAAATGGCCGTATATTTAAATAATACAGTCGTTGTAACTCTTAACTCAGTAGTACTTACTGATCACGTTACATCGGCAACTATCAACCGCGTGTTCGATGAACTCGAAGTAACTGCTATGGGCGATACAGCTCATAAGTTCGTTAAGGGTTTAGAGGCAAGCACAATCACTTTAGATTTCCTAAGCGATACAGCTGCTGCAAACGTAAACGCAACACTTCAAGCTGCATGGGGTACAACAGTACCTATTACGCTAAAGCAGACAAGCGCAGTGGTATCAGCTACTAACCCGTTATACAGCACCACAATTTTGGTAAATAACACTACCGATATTAACGGCGCAGTAGCAGACATCGCTACACAATCAATTACATTTACTTGTAATTCACCAATCGTAATTACAACTAGCTGATAAAAACCAAAGGGGCTAACAGATGGCAAAGTTAAAAGTTACAAAGATAGACGGCAACGTATCTGAGCATCAGATAACACCATCTATTGAATACGCGTTCGAGCTGTATGCAAAGAAAGGTTTTCACCGCGCCTTCCGCGAGGATGAAAAACAGACCGATGTGTACTGGCTGGCGTGGGAGTGTTTAAGAGCTGCAGGCGAAACCGTGCCAATGTTCGGCGCAGAATTCTTAAAGACTTTAAAAAAGGTGGATGTGTTAGAGGATGACCCGGAAGCATAAGGCGTGACTCGTTTACTTACTTGATCGCACGGATCAGTTTGGAAACGGGAATACCGCCTAAAGATTTAATTGGGTTAGATTCCAGGATGTTTAGTGCATTACTGCAGGCGATGAAAGATCGAGCAAAGGAGATCCAAGATGCCAGTAACAATAAAAGGCGGCGTTGATCTCCAAAGAGCTTTAAGAAAATTTACGCCTGATCTAGCTAAAGACACACGCAAAGAAATGGCTAGTTTGCTTAAACCTATTGTGTCTAAGGCGCGTGGCTTTATTCCATCCCAAGCACCTTTATCGGGCTGGGGTAAAGCATCTGGTAATGGCAAGTTTCCAGTATGGGATGGCAGAGGTGCTAGAGGCGGCGTAGGTTACAAAACTACACCTAGCAAGGTAAATCGATCAGGCTTTCGATCACTAGCTCGTATTCAAAATGCATCTGCATCGGGTGCTATTTATGAAACTGCTGGCCGTGTTCATACCTCTGGGCGTGAGCAAGCAAAAATGCGTGAGGTTGTAATTCCTACTTATCGCCGCGATACCGGGGCTGGCGAATATCGTTACATGACAAGCACTAATAAAAAATACGGCAAGAGCAATAACCCAGAGGCTGGCTATCTATTCGTGCAATCTATGGATGAATACAGCAAGATCGTAGATGCCAATAATCAAACAGGTAGAGGCCGTAGATCACGCAAGATGAAAGGCCGCGCAATCTTTCGCGCATGGGCTGAGGATGGCGGCAAGACTAACGCAGCTGTTATTAAGGCCATTGAGTCTGCCCGGGATAAATTTAATACGGCTGTGGGGTATAACTAATGGCCGTTGATCCATCAGTAAGAATTGATATAGCCGCTGAGTTCACAGGCAAAAAAGCATTTAAGCAGGCAGACACAGCTACAGCAAAATTAACGAAAAGTGTTAAGTCTTTAGCTGGTGGCTTAGGTATAGCCTTTGGTACAAAAGCCGTAATTAACTTTGGTAAACAAGCTGTAAAAGCCTTTGCTGAGGATGAAGCAGCTGCCTCACGTCTATCTAACGCTGTAGATAATCTAGGCATTGGCTTTGCTAACGTAGATATATCTAAATTTATAGCCGACCTTGAAAGATCTGCAGGCATCGCCGATGACATTTTAAGGCCAGCGTTTCAGGGTCTATTGACCCAAACAGGATCATTAGTCCAATCACAGAAGTTATTAAATGATGCCATCACGATTAGCCGTGCATCTGGTATTGATCTAGCCACAGTATCCCAGGATCTTGCTAAGGGTTATGTAGGCATTACTAAAGGCTTGGCTAAATACAATACCGGGCTAACTAAAGCAGAACTAAGTAGCAAGTCATTTAATGAAATTCTAGGCACTTTACTAAAGCAATCTGCTGGTGCAGCTAATGATTATTTAGGTACTACGGCTTACAGCATGGATGTATTAGGAGTAGCAACAAGCAACGCATCCGAGATTATTGGCGGCGGCTTGATAGATGCTTTTGCGGCTGTTGCTGGTGGTACTGAGGCAAGCGATGCGGCTTATGTAATTGAACTTGTTGCGACTGCTATTGCTAACGTTACACGGGCTACAGGCGGTGCAGTCGGTGCTATTCCGACTTTAATCAAAAACTTAAAGAATCTACCTAAAAGTATATTCTTAGGATTTGCAGGTGCGCAGGCTGGTGTGAAACTTACGCCTAAACCTAAACCTGAGCCTAAATCAGCATTAGAAATATCTAAAGAGGAACAAGCTAAACGCCTAGCTAAGTTAGAGGCAGATGCAGCCAAGCGCGCCAAGTTATTGGCAGCCCTACAAAATAAGCAATTAGACAATGCTAAAAAACAGGAAGCGGCCGAAAAGAAACGCCTACTATTAGAAAAGGCTAAGGCTGCACTATCTAAGGCAGCGGCTGCATTTGATCTTAATAAGATACAGATAGCAGCTGCGCTACGGGCTACTTACGATAAAGATGAACGCCTACGCCTATTGGCCATGCAGGAGATCGAAAACGAAAACGGCGAAACAGCTTTAAAGTATATTGACCAATTAAAACTGCTAACTCAGGAACAGCAAACTAATAAGTTAGCCGGCATAAAGAGCATTAGCGAAAGCGAACTTAACTACATTAATCAGCTGCTACTAGATGAATTGCAGCGCATTAAAACTACAAAGATGTCCGAGGAAGAGGCCGCCCTAGCGCGCCAAGCTGCATACGGTAAATATAATGCAGCTATTGCAGCATCGGGTGGTTTAGCCGAAGCCAATTTTTATACCGAAAAAACACAGGTAGAGCTGCTGCAAATTGCTAAATTAGCTGCACTTGATAAAGTGGCAGCGGCTCAGGCCACAATGGATATTCTTAATTACACTACACAGAAAACTATTATTGAACGTATTGCAGCTGCACAGAAAATAGCAGACGATGCTAAGTATGCAGCATTACAGGATTACCTAGCACTACTTGCTAAACCATTACCTACCCCAGCTGCGCCAGTTGTGCCACCTACAGTTATGCCACCGGGTTTTGGTGGTGGTGGCCAACCAATACCACCGGGGTATGGGGGCATCTTTGATTACCTGCCACCTACAGGTTCAACAGGATCATTAGATAACTCAGTAACAGTAATAGTCGAAGGTTCAATATTTGATGGTACTGATTTTATCGACATAGTGAACGGCGCGATGTTAAACGCGCAAAGGCAAGGCTTATCACGTTTTCCTGCTGGCACGTTACCGGACAATGGCTAATGACAATCCCAGTAATTAACGCGGTAATTAATTTTGGTACAGGCCCAGCCACGGCACAGGCTTTTATTATTGGCGAAGGCATATTCGGTACTAACGTATTGGCCGACTCAGCTGCGCTTATCGTGGATGTATCTAACGTAGTAGATAGCGTTAGTACTAGGCGTGGCAGATCAGCTACAGCCGATGAATTCCAAACAGGCACACTAACCCTGCGCATTGTTGATCAAAATGGGGACTTCAACAGCCAGAACCCGAGCAGCCCCTATTTTGGCTTTTTAACGCCTATGCGTAAAGTGTCAATATCAGCTACCTATGGTGGCATTACTTATCCAATGTTTAGCGGTTTTATTACTAGCTACACGACCACTACCCCACGCAACGCCAATGATGTCGTGTACACGACTATTACAGCTGTAGATGCCACACGCTTAGCTCAAAATGCGCAGATCAGTACCGTTACAGGTGCATCCGCTGGTGACTTAAGCGGCACAAGAATTAATCAAATCCTCAATACTATTGGCTGGCCTAGTTCAATGCGTGATGTAGATGCTGGGTTAACCACGCTACAAAACGACCCGGGTACAGCGCGTACTGCTTTAGCAGCTTTACAAACAGCCACAAATAGCGAATATGGCGCAATATATGTAGATGCATCTGGATCTTGGACTTTCCAAGACCGTTTAGTAACTACGGCTAGCATCGGTGGTACGCCTACCGTATTTAACGATAATGGCACAGACATTGGCTATTTCAACGCTGTATGGCGACTTGATGACACGCTTGTATTTAATCAGGCAAACGTAAGCCGAGCAGGTGGCAGCGTTCAATCAGCCATAAATTCTGCCAGCGTTGAAAAATATTTTGCCCATACTTACAATGCACAAGATTTATTAATGCAGACCGATGCCGTAGCTCTGGACTATGCCCGTGCATATGTTGCAAGCCGTGCGGAAACTAGCGTTAGATGCGATGCCATCGAGTTAGACCTTTACACAGATAACTACGCAGCTGGCATCGTAGCCGCGCTTGATCTTGATTTCTTTGATCCTGTAACGATCACGACAAATCAGCCGGGTAGCTCGACTCTGACAAAAACACTTCAAGTATTTGGCGTGGCACACAACGTTACACCGAATAAATGGCGCACTACCTTTACTACACTAGAGCCCATAATTGACGGGTTTATTATTGGTAACGCTAACTATGGGGTTTTAGGACAAAATGTACTTTCATACTAGAGGAGATAAATAATGGCAACAGGATTCCCAGCAGTTACAGGGGACGTGCTTACCAGTTCAATGTTTAATGGCTTGGTGGCATTTACCCTTAATGCTCAAACAGGCACTACCTATACAGCGGTATCTACCGATCAATACCAAACGCTAGTAACCATGTCTAACGCATCGGCTAACGCGTTTAAGATACCTACAAATGCATCCGTGGCTTTTGCAATCGGTACAGTTATTACGGTTATGAATATTGGCGCAGGTACTTGCACCATTTCAGCTGTAACACCCGGTACGACTACGGTACTAAGTTCAGGTGCTACTGCAGCATCTCCAACACTTACCCAATACCGATCAGCTGCGCTTATTAAAACTGGTACAGATGCTTGGTATGTTGTAGGGGCTATTGGATAATGCTCAACACAATCGTAGGCGTATTAAATGCTAAAGGGGCTACTGCAACAGGTGGCACAATTACAACGGCTGGTGGCTATAAATATCACACCTTTACATCGGGCGGCAATTTTGTTGTAAGTGATGGCACTTTAATTTGCGATATTTTGGTAGTAGCTGGTGGCGGTGGCGCAGGTGGCGATCAAGCTGCAGGTGCTGGTGCTGGTGGTTTGCTAGGCTTTGCATCGCAATCAATTGCAAGTGCCTCATACACCGTAACAGTAGGTGCAGGTGGATCAGGTTCAACAAGCAGCGGTGCAACTAATGGTAACGATTCGCAATTCGGCGCATTAACTTTAGTTAAAGGCGGCGGCTATGGTGCTACTTTTAACCAAGCACCCGGTAATGGCGGTTCGGGTGGCGGTGGTTCAAGTCGAAATGGTGGTAGCGGTACATCGGCAGGCGGTACTGCGACATCTGGGCAAGGTAATGCTGGCGGTACAGGATCTTGGTACACATCTGGCGGCGGTGGTGGTACATCTGCTGTTGGCGGTAACGGCACTACAAACTCACTTAGCTCTGATGCAAATACAGGTGGTACAGGTGGCGTAGGCACAACTGCTTATTCTGCATGGGGCAGCGCAACAAGTACTGGACAAAATGTAAGCGGCACTTATTACTATGGCGGTGGCGGTGGCGGTGCAACCATTAACGTGCCTAGCGGAAAAGTAGCAGGCATCGGTGGATTAGGCGGCGGTGGCGCAGCTAGTGTTTCAGCAGCTGGCACTAACGGTACTGCAAATACTGGCGGTGGCGGTGGCGGCGGTGGCTGGAGTGGAGTACCGCAACTTGGTGGTTCAGGCGGATCAGGAGTTGTAATTGTGAGGTATTTAGCATGAGTCATTGGGCAGAAATAGATGATAAAGGTTTAGTACTGCGTGTACTTGTAGGTGATAACAATGAGCCAGATGAAGGCCAAGCATTTATGGAGTCACTCGGCGGTACATGGGTTAAGACAAGTTATAATGGAAAGATACGAAAAAATTACGCTGGCATTGGCTATACCTACGATGCAGTTCGAGATGCATTTATTGCACCGAAACCCGATAACGCTACAGGCTTTGATGAAAACACTTGCCAATGGATAGTGCCAATAAATGACTACAGCAATTAGTTATAACGGCTGGCCAGCCTCTAAAGATGTTGAGTCGATCCGTATCAAGTCTTATCCAATCAAGGGTACAAAGATAAAGCTGCGATGCGCCTATTTTGCTGCGCCTTTATTGGTTGCCTTTGCTGAGCAATTTAATGAACTGATCGAGCCGATCGATGGCGGCACGTTAGATGACTGGGGCTACGCATATCGAGATGTTAGAGGCGTGCCGGGCAAGTTAAGTAACCACGCATCGGGTACTGCTATCGATCTCAACGCAACTAAACACCCGTTAGGCAAGGCTGGCACGTTTCCAGCTGAGAAAATTCCAATGATCCAGGCATTGACCAAGAAATACGGCCTTAATTGGGGCGGCAACTGGACACGCAAAGACGAGATGCATTGGGAGATAGCACAAGATCCCGTAAAGACAGCCAAACTAATAGAGAAGTTAGGATTAAGTTATGCCGACTAGCGCACAAGTAACAGTAACCACTACAGCCACGCTTTTAGTAGCTGCAAATATTATGGATCAGACAGTATGGCTACATAATCTAGGCGGCGGTGCTGTCTATTTAGGCGATGCTAACGTAACTACAGAAAACGGCTACAAACTAGATAACGGCGATAAAATGCAAGTGCCTGTAGGAGATCATGAAGGATTATATGGAATTGCTGCATCGGGTACGCATACGATTGCAGTATTGAAACAAGTCAACTAAGGGCACTTAGGAGTAAGACCATGAAAGAACAAGCTAAGGCCGCTGGCCTGTCATATCTACGCGCCGCTTTTAGCTGCGCAGCTGCGCTTTACATGTCCGGCATTACCGACTGGAAAACACTAGGTAATGCATTTATTGCTGGACTACTTGGCCCATTATTGCGCGCCATGAATCCAAGCGATACTACTTTCGGCGTTAAGTAATGACTGCCGCCCAGTCGCTAATAGCCATAGCCATAGGCATCTGTACGCTTATGGGGTTTGCGGCTGGGCTGGTACGCCATTTGGTTAAGTATTACCTAAGCGAGTTACGCCAGGATGGCAACGGTGGTCACAATCTACGCGGCCGTGTTGATCGCATAGAAGCAAAGGTCGATAGCATTTACGAGATGTTATTGCAGCGATAGGCGTGTCGGTTATTGACCGCTGTCATACCTAGGCTTTACCCTTTATTTACACGTTAGGCAGGGCTACCTAATTCGGTGTAGCACGGCTTAACCCAAACAAGGGCGAAGTAAATGGATATAGAAAAGGTAGTAGCGTTAGTAATTCTTACTAATATCGGTTGGTTCGTAGTAGGTTGGTCTGTTGGTTACAAAGAAGGCGTTAAAGATGGCTTTAATCGTGGCCGCGCTGCAGGTTTAAGAGCTGCATTTAACACAGCTACACAGATCGTTAAAAACTCATGACTTTTAACCTGGATAACTATGAGGATGTAAACAGCCGCATTAAGCGTTTTAGAGAAACCCATATCTCAGGCAGGATTATTACTGAGATCGTTGAGTTAAACGTCAAAGATGGCTACGTCATCATCCGTGCCAGCGTATTTCGTGAGCATGAGGATGTAGTCCCGGCGGCTGTTGATTATGCTTATGAGCTGCGTACCGATCGAGGCGTAAACCGTGACTTTTGGATCGAGAACTGCAGCACGTCTGCTATCGGTCGAGCCATCGGGTTACTCATGCCAAGCGATGCACGGCCTACACGGCAGGATATGGAAAAGGTGGAACGCCTACAGGCTCAGCCTGCAGTAGAGGTTGATCTATGGGCTACTGCTACACCTGCAGTAAAGGTTGATGGCGTTGGTAGTGTTCGACCAGCTGCGGAAACTATCGCAGACATTAAAGCGCAATTAGGCGGCGAGATCGTAGATGCTGCGCCTATCTGCTCACACGGCCGTATGGTTTACAA